GCGCGGCCCAGCAGATTGGCGATGCTGGCCCCTGTATCCTGTCCGAACTGGCCCAGCATCCCTCCAGCTTGCAACCCCGTGCCGGAAAGGCCGGTCAGGTTGGCGATCTGGTTCTGGATCACCTGGTTCAAAGTATCGGAGCCGAGATTGTAGAGCGCGCCTTCGGTATTGCCGCCGCGCAGTCCGCCCGTAGCCGAAGCGTTACCCAGAACCGCGTTCGTTCCCTGTCGATACAGCGACTGGAACAGAGGTCCGGATTGGAGATTGTCGATTGCTGACTGCTGCGCTCCGTTGCCTCCAAGACCCAGAAGCGATGTCAGCCCTCCTAGGGACGATTGCCCAGCCAATAGCCACGGCATGAGGTCCGTTCGCGTCTGGTTATTGAAGCCTTCAATCGTGCTGATGCCCTGATTGGCGGCGTTAGCCTCCTGATTGGCGGCGTGGGATGCCGAGCTTCCCCCGATTAACGACGCTCCCGCGCTAATCGCGGCGGGGAGAACGGCAGCAGCAATCGCGCCCATTTACTTGCCAATCCACTTAGTGTGAACCGTCTCGACGGGACGGTATCCGAGCGCCTTGAACAGGCGCGACGAGTCCTTGTGATCCTTGGAAACGGCGAAGGCTTTCACCGCTCCCCGCGCCTTCGCTTCCTCGTGAACCTTGCGCATCAACCGGCGCGCAGCCGTGCCACCGCGAACGTCGGGATGCGTCCAGTAAACGTCCATTCCCAAGGTGACGGTGGATTTGTAATGCAGGTGGGGCATGACAAAGCCCATGAAGTAGCCGACGAGACGGCCAGCCTTCCGAAGCGTTACGAAAAGGAGGATTCCCGCCCTCTCAAGCTGGGCGTAGCGCGGCCAGTCCACGTCGAGCGGAATCTTGTCCTGCTCCAGTGCAAGCTCTTTCCAGTGGAGCGGAAACAGCCTCTCAAGTTCCGGGCGAGCGGCACTGAAGGATTCGGCCTGAGCCGTGATCGGTTCAGCCTCAATGATCCGTGCAGCCGTCGCCATGCTGGAGACGGTAATTGCGAGGAGATTTGCGCGCCGAGTTTCCGAGCGTTAGTGTGGAATAGGCAGGGTGAGAAGTAACATGAGCGCGAGAGACCTTCTCAGGCACCTTGAAAACACGTTCTCGCTTGAAAGGCTGATCCGGGAGGAGGCCAAGCCGGTCAAGGGTGTCCTGTGGGGTCTTTTGCTGAGTGCGCCGTTCTGGATACTGTTGTGGGCTCTGAGTTAGCTCTAGCTTATTCCGTAGAGCGCGACCTTGCTTCCGGTTACCATATTGCCTCCAACCGTGACTGCGACTGATGAAATCGCCGCCGTGCTCCGCCAGTGGAAGCCCAGAACGCGAGTGATGATGCCGCCAGAAGCGTTGGAGGTCTTGTAGGTGTGTGTTCCCGATCCGGACTTATGAAACGTCGTGCCGGCATAATAGGGAATTTCAACGAAACCGGTTCCAACTAACCCAATTGGCGCTCCCGCAGCCGACACGTTTCCGATCGGAGCGGTTGTATTTGCCACCACACCGGCTGCACTTGCTGACGATCCAGATCCACTGACGAGTTCCTCATCGTAATTCGATCCTGTGTCGCCATTGAACTGAGCGCTAATGCCAACCGACGTAGCGGCGTTGTCGCTTCTAACGCTCCATTCCAACCGCAACATTCGATACGTCCCTGGAATCGACGAGAACGTTGCGGTCCCGGTCGTGCCATCCGCAACATATTCGGAGATGAGCGTCGTTCCGCCGCCAGAACCCCCCGAAATAGCGTTAGTCGAAATGGCCGTAACGTGTCCGTCAGCATCGACCGTAACCGACAGAGTGTGAGTGGAGTCGCCGTAGCTTCCCGCCGTCACTCCGCTGGCCGCGTGAGACAGAGTGCGGTTCGCAGATAGATCAGCCGCGCCACCACCATCAATGCGGATTGGCGATGTTGCGGAGATCGTGCGAGTTTGGGGCACAGCAGCATTGGCAGTGGCTTGCGCGGCGTCCGCGCTGGACTGAGCGGCATCGGCTGCTGATTGAGCCGTAGCGGTCGCCGTTTCATTGGCCGTTATCGCATCGGGCACATTCTGAGAGAGGATTCTCTGCAACGCCTCGATCGCAGTAACCGTGCGCGGGTCATTGCCGACGAACTTGTAGATATCCTCTCGCCGCATCGACGTGAAGGTGGAGAGATCAACCGGCATTGAGCTGCTCGATATTGGCTTCCAGACGCGAGAAGCTGACCGGCGTCCCTGTGATCCCACGGAACCTGAAGGCTCGCCACTGGCGGAAGAAGCCATTCCTGCGCCAAGCAACCCTGAGAGATCGCTGCCCGCTAAATCCGGTCCTCGCAGCCCGTTCCTGCGACCATGCAACCCCGTCGTCCGTCCACGACATGAACGCGATTGGCTCCGAGCCGGGTGTTGCGCGACCGTAAAAGCCGACAAGCTCAAGATCGTGGCAGATCGCGCCTTTGCCCTGAGAGTAGACAAGCTGGCAGTCGAACTTCCACTCGGTCTTGTCGCCGAACTGGTTGTCGTTCGTGTCAACCAGAACGCCGAGATTGAAGCTCTGAATGTCCCCGCAATGCCATTGCCCGTAAGCGTAAACGAAATTGCGAGCACGGTAAGCTTGGTCCGCGTAAATCCCCGACGCCAGACGATACCAGACCGGGGTTTGCGCCGCCTGACTCGCCTCGTGGTCGTAGACCAGCGTCTGGTCGGGCAAGTGGACATATAGCGTATTCGCGCCGTCTCCGTTTCTTGCCTCCAGAACGATAGTGGATGGATCATCGACGGCGGCAAGCATCCGCTCGATCCCGCGTGTGCTGATCGCCGTTGCCTGCCCCAATCCGGCGACGTAAATCTTCGGCTGTTCGTTCCTCGCCGCCCCGCAGAACGCGAATGAGTCGAGAAACAGGCATTTTGCATGCGTTCCGACAATACCCTTGTCGATCTGAGCTCCCCGCTGCCTCTGGAACGGGAACGGAGCCGCATCGGTGACAACGCCGGTGTTGTAGAACACCTCGATTGTTCGCTGGCCGAGGACGTAAAGCTCTCCGCGGATGGTCAGAAGCCCGAGAATGGAGTCCGGATCGGCTTCGGCAGACCCATAAGCTAGAGGATCGACCTGCGTAGGATCGTTCAGCTCGGTAATGACGATGTTGGTTCCGTCAGTGGTGATGAAGTAGCCATCCTGCCACACCACATCCAGAACGACGCCCAAATCCGGGTCTGTAACCTGGCTTAGCGTTGTCCCGTCGTAATACCAAAGCTCTTCGTTGCTTGCGATTGCCATGCGATCGAACGAAGAGGCGAACGACACTCTTGAACTTCCGCCCACGTCACCGACAATCGATGCAATACCAGTGCTTGAAACCGAGAGGAGGGTCGTTCCAGAGACCCTGTAAAGAGTTCCGTTCCAGTTATAGCCGCCACGGTCTGTCCCGGCCCCAACGGCGAACACGTCGATCCCCGGCGCGGACCTCAGATAGCCCTCGGAAATGCTGGTTTCCTGAAAGTTCGGGACGAGGTTGACCGGATAGGACGCCTCGAAATCAGGCCCCTTCTGCGAATACACCCCGGATAGGATCGGGAGCTGCATTTAGCTGCCGGTGAAGAAGCGGCGGCGGCTGAACCAGCGGTCGTTACCGGCTCCCGTTGGCTGCCGTCTAGGCATGGCAATCTCGCGGGTCGCCTCATACTTGACGAACAGGTCTGAACGCGTGTCAGCGGCTCGTTTCGCAACTCCGGCAGGGCTCTTGCCGTAGTCGGGAGCGAGAACTTCAGCGAGGTTGTAAACGAAGGCGTCAACGTCCGCTTCGTCTATGCCTGCGCTATCTGACGGGCTTGAGGTTCCGTTGGTTGCCGGGAGCGAATAGGGCAGTTGCTCAAGCGAATCCTGCCACTTTGCCCCGAGCGAATCCAGCTGCCTCAGAGCCGAATTGTCCTCTTCGGCTTCCGTGTCGAAAACGTAATTGGCGATCCCGAGCTTACCCAAGGCTCGAATGACAATCGTTGCC